TTTAGTTTTTCCACTTAATAGATTTTGAAGTGCTACATTCCCCTTCTCGTCTTTAAGTAATTTAGTACTCTTATCCAAAATATATGGTATTTGTACTAATTCTTCAAGTAGCTCAGGAAATAATTTAACCAAAGTTTTCTCACCGAGATAGAAAATACCATCGATATTATCCGAACTATCACCAGTGAGAATCTTTACGGTCTTAATATTATAGTGTGGAATCTCAACATCGTTGATCTTTATTGTATCTCCAACCTTATAATATTGTTTTGTGGATGGTGAATAAATCGATACTTTCTCCCCAATTAATTGAGTTAAATCTCGATCACTGGAAAATATCGTTTTTTCTTCGTCTAAGGAGATTTTACAATATTGAGCAATCAAGTCATCAGCTTCAGCGTTTTCCGTTTCTAATTGTCTTACAAACATCTCCTCGAGGTATTGTTTAACCCTTTGTTTTTGTTCTGCAAAAGATTCTTCTTTCGATTCTGAATCTGAAGATTTACGATTTAATTTGTACTTGGGGTAAATCATCCTTCTTTGTAGGGATGAGGTTTTAGAATCCCAAAAAACAACAACTTTATTGTAGTTGTGTTCTTCTAAGAATTTACGAAGAGTATTTAGAAAATGCCAAACACCACCAACGTGTTTCCCATTGTGATAGAATTCTCTAACACCATGAAATCCAATTTTCAATAAATTATTTCCGTCTACTAATAATGTTTTGGACACTTCCTAAAACTTAAATGATTTCTACTCTACCTCTTCTTTTTCTGTTTTCAAATCAAAGTCACCATCAACTCCGATTACGTCTTTCCAATAGTCGGCGTATTCTTTCTTATACTTTTCTATTGATGCCTTTTCCTCTGTAGTGTCTTTACCCGGTAAGAATCCGTGTGGGGTTACAATAATTCTACCGTCCTCAAATCCAAGACCATTGATGTGGTTTTTCATAACCGACACTTTTGTTCTTGACGCAAACTTCACAGTTCTCTTATCTTTTGTTGCCGTGATCTTTGTTGTTCCCGCTCCTTTTTGATTACCAAACAAGAATACCAAAGAAGAGTTTAACCAAATCGCTTCTCCACCTTTCGCTTTAATCTTAGGTTGACCAAATGGATTGTCAGGTAATTCTACCCAAGGTTGGTTGACAATGATTAAGGTATTTTCATATTTAGAATCCGATTTACGAGATCCTGAAATACGTTGGTTAATACCCATACCAATTTTATCTGCTAAAACACTTGCATTGTGTTGTTTACCACCTTTACCTTCATACGTCATTTTACAAGGAACCGATCCGACTGAATCCCACATAATACAAAGTGAATAATCCAATTCACCTTTCACTTGTGCATCTAATAGATCGTTAATGTAATCGGTAATTTGTTCAATATAACTGAAGTTATTATTAAAGAGGAAAAATCCATCCCAATCTAATTCACCAGTTTCTTCATCAACAACTTCATCACATTCAAAACCCATAAGTTTTGCGTGATCAAAAGACCATTTTTGTTCCGTAATAATAAACACAGGAAGAATACCTTTCTTTTGTGCATCAACAGCGGTTTTAACAAGTGCGGTAGTTTTACCAGTATCAGAGTGACCTAAATACATATTAAGGTGACCGATTGCAGGTCCAGGTAGACCAACCGCATCTAAGAAGTCAGATCCTAAATCAAAGAATCTTTGTGGTTTGTATTTTGCGTCCGATGAGAATTTTTTCTTGATCGAACTAAAGTCATTTTTCTTTAAAGCCATATGAATATTCAGTTAGTGTTTGTACTAAAATATAAACAAAAAAACGGGAACAATAAACTGCTCCCGTTATATTTTTCCTATTTAAAATTAGAATGGTAATTCTTCATCAGCCTCATCGTTTGCTTGTGGATCAGCAACCTCGTTGATTGATTTTACTTCAACTTTTGGTGTTCCACCCATAGAAAATTCAGAAGTTTCAGTGTTTGAGTAAACATATCCACCTTTTTCTGAATCCCAACGTGGAGTTTCACCACGAGAGATTGCCTCAAGATACTCAACAGGTTTTTTAGAGTATACATCTTCCCAAGTCAATTCATCGGCAACCCACTCAGACATTTGAGCTTCGTCGTTAGAGATTGGTGATGGGTCATCATACATAACCGTTTGAATTACCGTGTAAGTTGCTCCTTTTGGAGTCTTAGCCTTTGTAAGTTCAAGGATCAAATCACGACCATTATCAGGATCGGTTACATCACCTTTTGCTTTCCAAATTGGAATGATTTTATCAAGTATTCCTTCTTGTTTGTAGTTGTGTTTAAATCGCCAAAATTTAACTCCGTCTTGTTCGTTATCACGATCAATTACTTTCACAATATAAAACTTACGTGCTCTGTATTGTGTTGCTAATTGTTTGTCAGTTTCTTTACCTGTTGACATAAGTTCTTCATAAACTTCATTCAAAGGTGAACGCTCGTTGTCATTCTTTCCTGGATCGTAAAATTTCTGCCATTTACCGTCCACAAGGATTTCGTGGAACCATACTTCTTTGAACGGTGAAGATCCGTCTGTTGTTGGTAGAATACGTACTCGTCTCTGACCTTGTTTTTCGTTGTCTTTCAAAAGAGCCGCGAAGTATTTCTTCATTCGATCTTCAGAAGACATTTTAGATGATGAGTTCGTAGAACTCTGTGTTGATTTTTCGTACTGTGAAAGTACTGCGTCTAAAACATTTGTCGCCATGTGTAAATAAAAATTAAAGGTTTATGTTAAAATTATAGTTGTATAAAAAGTTATAGTCAAATAGTGTCGCCAAAAAAAGTTAAGGTCGAAATAATCGACCTTTAACCTTATGAATTATATCTGTTTAATAAAATATCGTCTTCGTCTTCCATCGGTTCATTGAATGTTTTTTCAATTTCAGATGGGCTAAAATTTTCCACGTCGTCTTTTGTTAGAACGTATTCATTCTTACCAGTCATTTCCATTTCTCCCTCTTTATCTTTAAAGAAGTCTGCCAAATTTTGTTTGAATGGTCCTGAATCTAATGAACGTAATTCTAATTTCTCTTGTGCGGTTTTAGGTCTGTATTTTTCAACTTTAGCATCTAAAGTATCTATTTTTGAAACCAGCGTGTCCATTTCAGATAATTTATCTTCCATAGTTTTAATTTGGTTAAACAAGTTTTCAAAATATTCTTCTTGTTTGTCAGCCATAGTTTTTTGTGAATCAACTAAATCAGTAATATCTAATTCCTCAACTTCACCTTCACCTTCCGCACCAACTTCTTCAACATCAGGGTCTGTAGCAACATCAACAGGTGTTGGTTCCGCACCTACTGCCGGTGCCGCTGGTGGTGCTGGAGCTGCTGGATCAACAGGTACATCACCCGGAGGTGGGGGAATTTCGCCAGCCGCAGGATCAGCAGGTGCTGCTGCCGCAAGTGGGTCTACTGGAGGTTCAGGAACTTCTTGTTCCGAAATGTAATTATTAATCGAATTATATCGTTTAATCTCTTTTAATATTCTTTCGTCTATACTCATCTTATCCGTTTAGTAATGTTTTTATACCTTTATTGGTCTCAACTTGAACTTTCTTAAAGGTTCTCATAGTATTATCGACTCTTTCAATCAAGCCGTCTTTCATTCGTACAGTATAACAATCACCTGTGTCTAAATCACAAACTTGTTTAGTACCATCTCCCATATCTTTTTCAGAAACTCTTGTATTTTTACCCAAGTAGTTATCCAATAACAATTTTGTATTCATAGTTGTCTTTTATTATAAATATCAATTAATTTTAAAAGTTTGGACGGTGTCAAAAACTTGTATCGCCTTTGTAAATTCTTGTTCAATAATTTTCTTATCTTGTTCAATCATAGTGTCGTAAACATTAGGAGGTTGTCCTACCGGGTAATTAAGTATGTATTGTTTTGTAATTGACTGTAATACCGTTAACCCTGATTTAAGATCTGATTCTAAATTACTGAGTATATCTTTTATTCTGAAAAACGCAAATTCAATAAAACTTTCAAACGATCTGAAACTAGCAACTGGTAAATTATTATCAGTACCTCTTTTTACACAATAAAATTTATTATTTACATAATTAGTAAAAGATGGTCCATAAACCTCTTTAAGATTGATAGTAGAATAATTGTTTTCATAACCTGTAATTTTAGAACTATTTCCTGTATCAACATAAATAAATTCAAACAGTAACGCCGTGTAAGTTTGGAATGTCGTTCCGGTTGTAGGTCCAACATTAAGATTTGTTAACACTTTAACAATTGTGTCAAACAATTCTTTAGTTGTTTTAGATGTCGCAGTAGGGACATCAATTGCGGTATATTGTGAATATCTTGGATTCAAATTAGTTTGACAATCTTGTGATTTTGTAAGAGTTTCTTGTGCCTGTAAGTTAGCTAAAACATTATCTTTCTGAGCAATAATATTTGTAGAACTTTCTCTTAATTTCTTTTCTCTTTCTTGTATCTTACTATCGATTGTTGATAATATTTTCACATTAAGTGTTTGAATAAAATTATCAATTCTTGGTAAACTGTAGAATGGTTGTCTTGTACCTTCAAAATGTGTTTCAAAACCACCCTCATTAACACTATGGGAAACTTTTGTAATCATGTAAGGACCTGAGAACATAGGAATGTTTCTGATGTTAAAGTACATCATGGGTTGTATTAAAGCATTACCCATCATATCCACACTACAACTATAACTTCTATTTTTATATAGGTTATATAATGAAACTGATTGTGTTGTTGATCTTCTGTTTTGACCTAAGTTTGCCATTTGATTTAACATCTCAAGTGATTCAGATGTTGGTTTACCAGGATCCTGAGCAACACTAAATGATTTAAAGATTTGTTGGTTTTGTCTTGTCATGTCAACATTAAAACCAACTACTTTGTTTGATTTTGCCCAATCTTGTTTATCAATTTGATTTTCAATTAAAGGATTATCACTAGCCCTTCTTAAGTCAAACGCATCATCACGATATCTGTAATCAATATTATCTTTCATATCCAAGTGTTCACTTGGTTTGTTCGCATAATAACAAAGGAATTTAGGTGAACTATTTCTGT